GTTTGTTTTTCCTGCCATGCTTATTTTCCTTTCCGATAAATTACAGCCACTTCGATAACATACTCATAGATACCCGCTTCATCTGTGCCAATATCCTGTAAATCATAAAGTGGCTGAATAAAATTAATTGTTTCTTCGTTTATTTTTACATTTCTTACTGCTCTGATAGCTTCAAATAACGCTGTAGCAGACTTTTCAGAGTCACGTGGAGATTTATTCCAGTGCACCAGAATTGAGACATATTTTTCGCCATACCCCTCACAGGAGACACCGCCCAAAGCAGTATGATATTCATTTTGATGTTTACTATTGTATACACCAAACGACTTCTCTTTTTTGTCTGGCATCTTGCTCATATAGACATAATCTGCCAGTTTCAGAGACTCTACAAAGTCCCTCACATCCGATAGCATCATACTCCACTTAACCTCCTGTACAGTTTTTTATATGCCTCGATTGCAAACTGACTTTTAGAGCCATTTGGCAGCCAATCTTCGTACCAATCACCTCTTGCGTGAGGGTTTTCAGAAGTTTTGAAATGATACTCTGGATGGAAGTACAACCGCCGTGCGTAAGGTGTTGTTGATACGATTGTCACCTTACCATTCTTGCTCTGTGAGTAGTCTACAGCCGTGCTTTCGTTCTGTAAATTACCAGCATCAAACGGAAATACCTGTGCCTGTACCACTTCGGTATGTAATGCCTCTGCTGCCTGCTCTAATGCGGTAACTTGTGCATCTGATAATTTTCTTATTGTCAGAAAATTCAATCTCACATTTGAATTAACTCGAATCATTCTAAAAGCACCTCCGTATAATTGACTGTGCCATCGGGATTCCTCGCTTTTCTGCCCTCGATAATTCTACGACTTATTCCAAAGATTTCAGCTTCTCCACCGGAAATCACCGCAAGTGCAGGACAGATATCACCCGAAAGTAATGCCGTTCCAGTGATTTCTATCAGTTTTTTCTCTGCTGTAAGCACTGTTTTTGCTTTATCTTGATAATTGCATTTCCCTGCAAATTCAACTGCTTCAAGCGGTTCTCCGTACTCATTCAAGCCCTCTCGGTCAAACTTAAGTATAATATCAATCGTGCATAACTGTTTTGGGACTAAACAAGGATATTTCATTTAATCACCTCGCAAGTCTGCAGCATAAACCTGTCTGACATAACATTGAGTACACATCTTTGCGCATTGCAACACCCTTGTCTGTAAATACATTCCATGATGCTCCAAACTGCGCAGATACACCGTTGATGCTATATCCAGACAGTACGCTTTCAATCATATCTGCATTTTCATACTCAAATTCTGCCTGTTTACAGACTACTTCTTTAATAATTTCTTGCTGAAACTCTGTAAGATTAGAAAATCCCTGACTTACAATTCTGTTATAAGTCAGGGAATCAATATGTCGTGATGCCTGCAACAATGCTTTCTCTGCACTGCCCTCCGGCATCACACTTCCTTCATAGTAATCTGTATAGTACGCTTCTGAGACGTAACTTTTATAAGCCATCTTATTCTCCTGCGTATTCTACTGTATCTGTATCTACATATACACTGTCTACCTTGCTATCTTTTCCGTTCGGGAATACAAATGTATCGGACAGAGAACGGTTCTGATACAGGTATCCATCTCCTTCGGTATGGCTTCCCGGATTGAAAAAGTAAATACTTGAAATCTTCGGCACAGTCTTGCATGTTTCTAAGCAAGCGACTAAAACATTGATTTTATGCGCACCAGTTGTAGCAGGAGAGGAAGATTTTTTCTTTGGTTCAAATCCACCTGCTTCTGGCTCCCAGTTAAATGCATCATAAAAACGTTCGTCGTCAATTACTTCCATTACCGGCACACCGTCGATATCGGTTACTCTTGTTTCAATTCCGATACCACCTTCTGCAATCTGAGTCAGTTCAATTTTTCGGGTGAACTCTGTGGACTGTTCCAGTGCATCCATGATTGTAGTCGTTACATACATGATAAGTGAGCCTCTTGCTCTGTAACGTCTTAATTTGCCTTTTGCTAAGATGTCTTTTAACATACCGAACACTTTAGCTTTTGTATATGTTGCAGCAGCCGTTGAGGAATGATATCCTTCTGTTTTCTGTGCTACCTGTGCTACTTTTGAATAGAACAGAGCATCTGTTTCCGGTACTACCTGCGTCTTTTCAAATGTTTCAGAAATATTTAAAATTGAAGCCGTTTCGTTGGTCTCATCTACATCTGCCTTGTCCACAAGGAATGAAATATCTCTATCATGAGTTACTGTGAACGGTACATCTGTCTGTACATAATTACCTTTATTCCAGCCACCTGTTCTTTTGTGATTTTTGTAACCAGTTGTACTCATCTGAGTGAAATGAAATGTCTTTGCTCCGACCCATCTTACATTGTCTGTAACAAACGGAGATGTTAATGTTCCCTGAATCAAAATTTCAAGTAACTGCGAATTCCACTGTTCTGCGTAATTTAATGCCATTTTTTATACCTCTCTTAATTCCATCTATTCCAGCGTTTTGACGCCACTGTCGGCTTGCTCTGCGCTGGGTTTTGCGGGTTCTGCGCTGGATTTCCACCGGTACCGATTTGTGTAAATCCTCGCTGTGAGTTCTGCACCGGTTTTAAACCTGGCACATCTTCGAGCACTTTGTTAAGTGCCTGTGTCATAGCCTCATCATTGATTTTTCCATCTTTTCCCATGACCTGGCTCAAATCAGCCATTTTTAAGACATAAGGGATTGTTTTTGCATCAATTCCGAGTGCTACAGCTGCAATCGTTGCAGCTGACTCAATTTTAGCGTTCTGTGCTTCCTGTTGAGCTGCCAGCAAATTATTCTGCATCCCTGCCACATCCGGCTGGTTTGCTGCTTTCTGCTCCTTAAATGCTGCAATTGCCTGCTCTACTTCTTGCTGAGACAATCCCTGCTGTTTGAAATATGCTTTCAACGCAGTGTCTTCTTTCGCTGCCAGTGTTCCCTCCAACATCTGCTGTATTTTCTCGTAATCAATTGCAGCAGGTTCTGGCTGTGAATTGTTATTTGTTCTTGATGTATTTGCATCAGGAACTTCCGGAGCAGGAGCTGGCTCTGCAAAAAACTGCAAATTCATTTTAAACATTTTCTATTCCTCCATTTCAAGAGTGTCACTCTATTATCCGTTTTCATCGGTGTCACCGCCCGCACACCTTTTTAAGTCTTGTTGCGTTTGGACATAAAAAATAAGATGCTTCACCCCGCACCTCAAAGGGAGATAAACGAATCACCGCCTTTCTATGTGTAGCTTGCCAGTTTTAAGTACCACAACGTCGCCAATTCTTGCGATTTCATGCCCGATTCTCACTCCTTTCAATTGCACTGCTCCATCCACTACTTGATAGATAAAGTTCACTGTGTCGTAATTAATCCGAACTGCCAGCCAATCCGGTGCAATCCGGTCTGCATCAGGAGTTACTATGTATCTTTGTCTGTGCTTCATAAGCATCTCCTTAAAAATGGGTATAAAAATACCACCAACCTTTCGATTGATGGTACTATTGTCCTTGTTCCCATATCCATTTTTTTACTTTTTCAAAAGCCTCAATTGCCTTTTCTGGTGCGTTTTTAAGTTTTCCATTATGAATACGATTTGAATATGGCTCATATATTTTCATAAGTTCCCTTATTTCTTCGGGATATTCTCTAATTACCATTTTCACCTTCTCCTATGCAATGTCATATACTCCGCTTCTACTTCATCATATCTTCCAAAATCATACATTTCTTTAGCATATTTGCTTATTTCACTTACATTGTATTCATTAATGCCAGCTGAGTCAACTGTTTTCTTTGCTTCTTTGCAAGAATTTTTTATGTATTTACCGTAATTTTCTTCCGTAATTTCGCCGTATTTCGCTCTAAAGTTTTCTGCTTGTTTCATGTGCCACATTTCATGAAATTCAATATTTCCTTGATCTTTTACTACTTTACTGTCAACAATTTGAGGAAGATAGAAAACAGCATTTTGAATTGCATCATATTTACCATAAGCAGTCGGCATCTCTTCTGGTGAAACAATCACAATTTTCGGTTTTCTTGACAATTCAATTTTCCATTGTTTCAATGCCTGTTCTGTTCTTTGATTTATTGTATTCAATGCTCGAGGTTTAATTGCTGCTAAATCAGATACATATATTTCTCCTGGATATGTTTCAATCTTATTAATGTTAATTTCAGTTTTTTGAAACTGATTTATTAATATAGTCGATTTTTCGCCCTTTTCAACGGCTCGATATGCCTGTTCTTTCCAAGATTCTTTTTTAATTGCATACTGCTCTTTATTTTTCATATCAAGCGAGTGCTTTTCTAATCTTTCAAATTTCTCTTCCTGTCGTTCTGCATATTGCTCTTTTGCTTCTTTACGATTCTGTTTTTCTATTTTTTTTAGCTCATTACGGCTAAATTTATCATCTGGCGGTGTGCTGATGCCAGGAAAGTATGTAGTATGTGAATCTTTGCATCTCGGATGGTATAACCCCGCCGAAATTGCTGAACTCATAAGTCCATATCCGCTTTCTGATGCTTCTGCACCTGTTCCGCCGCTCCAAACATCATCAATCAGCACTTTCCCCACAAAGGGTAAGCACTTCGGACAGGGATTCCCTCTTTTATTTACGATCACGGTATGTATTCCCCACTCTTGCCGTTTCACACCTTCGCCTTGCAAATATGCTCTCTTACTCGCTGTTCTGATTGCCATGTCTGCATAATCTGCAAGTGTGTGTCTTGCACCGTTTTTGTATTCGATGCAGTTTAATCCTGCCGACAGAAAATCATGAGTTGCCCTATCTACCGCCTGCTCATAAGTTCCTGCTCCTGTGTTTGCATAAACTTGAGCATTATAGATGATTTTTCGATACTGGTCGTTAGCCATGCGTAGCACTGCTGTTTCAGCCTTTTTCATATCGCCCATCGTGGCTTTTATCAGAGCTTCAAGTTTTCTTTCATTCAGTTTAAAAAACTCTGCCTGCGCCCCTCTTGCGACTCTGTGCCCTCGAAACCCTTTTCTGATTGCTTCCAGTATTGCCTTTTCCTGTTGCATCTGTCCATCAGAATTTGCTACTGAAATTAAAGAAGCAATCTCAGAATTGATATCCCGAAATTGCTCTCTGTATTTCTTGCTATTCTGTTTTTTGTACTTTTCAAGAGTATGAAGCATTTCTGTCTGCCACATGCTCCATTGCTTACCTTCTTTAATTTCTTCAAACTTGTGTCTTTTGAAGTTTCGCATCATCGAAGCTATCAATTCATTCTCAATTGCCTCAAATGCTTTGCCAATGTCATATTCGTTATTTATTGCCATTTGCGTATACCTTGAAGCCTTGCGTTTTAAAAGTTTTGATAACTTCTTTTAATTTGCCCTTACTCTCGCAAGTATCATTTCTCAATTCTGCATAGTCTTTTTTCTCTATTGCATACACTCCAAACCGCACTTGCTCTTTTGCGACTTTCAGAAGTCCCTCGTATTCTCTACGGTTCATTTTGTAAATTCGTTGTCCCACTTTTACTTTCATTTTCGCCCTCTCCTGTATTCGCTTTAAAATCACCAAGTTTCATGTTCAATGACGGCTCTTCTACACTTTGTATACCTTGCTCTTCTTTGAGTCGTGCAATTTCCTCTTCTTTGCAGTGCTCATCGAGACTATCTCCATATAATTCTTCTACGCACCGCTCAATACTCATGATACCGCCCTGCTTTGCTTTTGCGACCGTTTCAACTTGACTCTCGAAACTCGGATTTGCATACTCTCCAAATCTGACATTTGCTTGTACCTCTTCTGCTGCCTGATTCTGTAGAAAATTATTTGCATTAATACAAGCTGACACAACATCCGGCAGTGCTTCCTGCAACGCTTCTATAATTGCATTTCTCGTATAAAGCGTTGTCTTTTCTTTCTCTCTTTGCGCTTCTGCATTATCGAGCTTTTTCGTGTCAATTCCGAGTGTGGATGGACTTAATACACCTTGCAGACATAAGTCTAAAGCAGTGATATAAGACGATAAATAGCTTTCGTGAGGAATCGCTGGCTGAACAGTAACAACCTCGTTTTTCTGCCCCTCTCTCATATCTCCATCCGCCGAAAAATAGCGGTCGTCAAAAGCATTAGGGCTTACAATCGCCCCCGATTCAGGGTCACGTGGCACTAAACACTCAGGAACGTATGTTTTTGCTCGTCCGGCTCTGAGTGCGTCCATCCATTGCGACCAGACCTCGTCCAGCGAATCAAAATTGTCTAGCTTGCCATCAAAGATGCTGCCACCTCTTCCGTCGTATTTCGCAGACTCATATATCATAAGTGGCACAGCAAGAATTACATTGTTATCAAATGTTACATCTGTAAGATTCTGTGTTGCTTCAAAACTCTTGATATCAACTATTTTGTTATCAAAATAAAGCTCATTCACAATATACCCATATCCGTACCGCTCATTCAGTGTGTATGTCTTTCCATTGTTCCGATATGGTGTTTTAAATATAACTTCCTGTATGCGGTCTCTCTGTCTCACAAACTCAACTCGGTCGCCTGGAAACCACTCCAGAATAGGATACTCGCTTATATTCGTATCAATCGTTACTTTAAAAGCTCCATCGCCAATATAAAGCGTCTCTTTCAGTGCACTTTCCAGTTTTCGCTGAAATTTGTTTTCCTTTTCGATTGCTTTCCAAATGTTTTCATGTGACGGATTCTCAAACTCAAATCCATCCATGTCCGGTAATACTACTGCTGTAAGAGTTCTTACCATCAGCCCAGGCAGACCGGCATGTACTTTTCGCATTTCCATGCCTTTTGAACACTTACTCGCCCAAAATTTGTATCTGTCTGCATGTTCGCAGTTCTGCATATAAAACTGCTCTAATTCATTGCTGTCACCTCGAAACCAGATTCGATTGCGAATCGAGTGCCCCTCGAAATCAAGCATTTCATTGATACTAAAATTGTACGGATTTGCCGGCAGTACATTCAACCAGCTCCGTAGACCTCTTTTTAAATTTTCATTCATTTCCTGCATCCACTTCACTGTGTGCCTCCTCTTCAAATCCTATCAGATGCCTGTACGGTATCCAAGCGTACTGCTGAGAGTTAATCGTGTGGTCGTTTCGGTCTTCCGGCACATCTTTTTCCTCGTCCCAAGAGTACCTTTCAAGTTCCGATATATGCTCCACGCAAGTATCTACTACTAAGTAACACCCTTGCGTAATCCAACCCAACTGTAGCTTAATTCTGTCCAAAATAGCTACTTTTTTGTACGACTCAATAAAGTTATACAAACACCCTTGCAGACGCTTATATTTGCGTAATTCCGTGATGGTAGCGGCATCTGCACAGTCGATATAAGTCTCTTTTGCAAATCCCCATTTTTCCCTGCACCGTTCCAAGAACTCTACAAACTTTACAGCCGTGTCAGACGGTGCCAGCGGATTTTCTAAATCCTTGTTGCTGTATACTTGTTCTGCAAGCATAATAAGTTTGCGATCATCTGTAATTCCAAGAAATGTCATTGCAATTGTATCATGAGTTTTAGCCGAATATGATGTGTCAAGTCCTGCTGTGAATTTCTTAAACTTGATTTTTCTATTTTGTAGCTGTTTCTGCACCAATTTTTCAGTAATAACATGCTCTTTTCTGCTAAAGTTCGGAAATATCAGTCCGGTTGCTTTTCCCCTGAGTCCCAGTATCTTGTTTTTCCAGATTTTTGTTCCCTTTGGAGTATTCTGTATAATCTGCTGTTTCTTTGCATCTGGAAGCCCTGCATTATCATCAAATCCAAAAAACCAGTGCACCCAGCCACTTTTCGCCTCTTCTGTCAGCTCGTCAAGTATCTCCTGCGGAGTATCGTCTCGCCACTCTGCAAGAGGTCTTGAGCAGTTGATATACTCTTTATATACATCCAAATTTGGGTCGTCCGGATTCAGGGTGCCCATGAAGTAGTCACACCTCATCGCCGCTTCACGGACAAAATCAATGTCTGCTGTGTTAATCTCATCAATATATAAACAACCATACTGACCACCGAGGGCTTTCTGCCACTTCTTTTTGTCTCCGTAACCTAGCACATATATAACTTTATCTCCTGCATTTGTATGCAGCAGGAGATGCGGTATTTTATCGTCTTTCGTGCCATTACCGTTGTACTTAACCAGGCAGCCAAAATCATCTACAATTCCTAAGTCTTTGTTGATGATATTTTTTTCTGCTGTACCGGTGTCCTTTGCTGCAATGATATGCAATTTTTTCGGACTCTGCGCAACTTTGAGCATAAATTTAAACAGTCCAACCGTTGTTTTTCCTGCTGCTGTTGTCCCTTCAAGAAATTCAACTGGCGCATCGCATTTTAAAAATGCTTTGTATTTTTCAGATAAAAGTAAGTTCTCAGCACTCACTACTCATTACCGCCTATTTGCTTCAAAATTGCATCTAATTTCGATTTTTCTTCATCTATCGCAGACACTTCTACTTTGTCTTTGAACATACCTAAATGACGTCCTAGCAATTCCAGAGCCTTTTCTTTATCATTCAGTTTAAGCTCAATTCCATTTTTTCCTTGCTTGATGCCTGCAATCGCTCTGACCTGCGCTTCCGTCAATTTATCAGTATCATGCAGCAGAACCTCATCACCTCTGATGCTCACATAATCTGTTGCCTTTGCAAATGCGATTGCTGCCAACTCTGCGATTACTCTATCTTGTGTGACTTCTGTGCGCTCCTGCCTATCCTGCATCCGCTCTGCGATATATTCCGCAACCTTAGCATTTCTTAGCATCCTGCTTCCATTTGCCATTGCTGTTTCATCCTTTTTCACAGCAGGATATGCCACTTTGTAAGCACGAGTGGCATTTAAGTCAATCAAATACTCGTCTGCAAATATTTTTTGTTTTTCTGTCACTGTGCTCACCTCCTTTTTGGGCAACAAAATAGCACCCATTTCTGGATGCTATCACAAAAGAAAAAAGTTAGGGAGTAAATTATGAAAACCATACAATTTAACCACTCAAGTTCGGTACTTGTAGACCCTTATCTTTTCGCCAGATAAGTAGCTGTTGCCGTCACGCAACAATTAAAGCGGAGGGACTCGAACCCTCGCCTGCCAGTATCACGTCTTATTACCAGCTGTCCTCCCAATTAGACCACGCTTCAACCCCATAATACATTTAGGGGGCTTTTAGGTTTAAAAAGAAAAAGTTAAAGTATTTTGTACTCTCTGACAACTTACATTTTACTATAGCTCTCCTAAAAAGAAAAGGTTAAATTCGTCCAGTTATGTACAAATTCGTCCAGTTATCTTCGTTTATATCCTGTTATGTAAATTTATGTCCAGTTATCTTCGTTTATCTTCGTTTATATATATTTATTATTAGCCTAACACTTCTTTTAAGTCATTTTCATTAACTTTAAGTTCTCTCAATGCTTTCTTTTTGAGTCCGCTCAAAGTACCTCTTGTTTTTCCAGTTTTCTCCATCATTTCATCAAATGTTAATGCGTAAATGTAAATATTTTTAAGGGTCTCTTTCTCTGCTGCATCTTTCAACGTTCCAATTGTCTCTCTAATTCTTAATTGTTTAAACTTTTCTGTGCAGAGCTTACTTGTCAACTTTTCTAATTGTTTGTCTCTTCTCATAAGCAAATCTGCCAAATCACTCTGTTTGCTCCCCTTTGGCATCCCATCGGCAGTTCCACTTTGCAGGATATCATTTTTTAATTCCTGCATTTCTACAAGCAGATATTGTTCCTCTTCAACAGATTTCCGATACTGTTCGAGAAATTCTTCTTTCATTCTGATTTCTTCACTTTTTGCCATTCGACTACTCCATTTCATTATTTTTTCCTTTCTTTCAAAGGGCAATCTCTTCTGCGACCTTCTTCCGGACAAATAGGTCTTTGTCCGATCGCCGCACAATGATAATGCTCTCCTTTGGAAAAGCTCAACATGCATGCGCAACAGTTTATTCCTTTTTCGTCAGAAAAACTCAGTTTTAAAACAGCTTCCATTTTATTTACCTCCCTGGCTACGTTATCCTCTCATTGCTTCAAATTCTTTCCACGCAAACGATTCACAAAAGCTGTTCTCCGTTCTTGCTTTAATTCGCAGCAGGATAAAGTATTCATACACATCTACAACTGTCGCTTTTCTGATTTTCTTTCTTTTTCTGCGTCCGTCTTTTTCCTCGCTCACTTCTTCCGTGACAATTTTCACCTTCTCCCCAACTCTGACCTTATGCTCTCGTTCAAGTCTCTTTCTTGTTTCAGCATTTCTTTCTGCCGCTCTCGTTCCCCAGAGCACTTCGGTGCCCTGGGATGTAATATCTCTGTAAGCCATTTATTTTTCCTTTCCGTTTATTCGATTGCCTTGCACTTCCACACATAGGAGGTGCGAAATAATGCTGATTTGCATTGATTTGCTTCATCTGTCAAAAAGTAAAAATTATTCGACAAGTACAAGTTCAAATTATTCTTAAATGCCTCGTCTCTGGTCTTTCTCAAAATTCCTGTATACTTCGTTTTGTCAACTAATGTTACTTCAACTTTCTTTCCTAACATCTGTTCTAATAGTTCTCTTCTCATTTCTCTTCCTCCAATGTTCTTGCTACTTCCGGAATTGTGCATATTAATTGTGCATATTCCTGTACCACCAACGATTATATTACATTTACATTCTCTTGCCACCTTATCGCACTCTCTGAAATCTTCCACCATTCCAGTTGAGTCAAATTCCAGTGTGATTCCATTTTTTAACTCTACCCTCAAGATTCCTCTCCTTTCTGGATGTTCACAACTAACATTGTCATAGCCTCAATTGCTACATTAAAGTCATGCCCCAACTCAGCTGCGTCTTTCATTCCCTGTTTTGTATCACTGCCATTTGCTTTACGTACAATATCTTGCATCATCGGCTTCAACGCTTTAAAATTAGCAATAGAATCTAACAATTCATCTTCTGTCAAAGATATAATTACTCTGTCTTCTCCCATGTTCTTTATCACTTCTTTTTCTCCTCCATCCATCTTTTCAAATATTCTTCCTGCTCCGCATCGTCCACTTCTCTGTCAGTATCTCGAACAATCATCCAGCAGCTTGCTGTAAGTGCTAAGAGCACTAATACAAACATAATCACTTTCAATTTCACCCTCTTACGCAAATTTCAATTGTTTTCCTGTATCATCTATCAACAAATTCGGCATTCTCTCGCCTTTTTTCAAGTAGTTACAATTTGCTTCTACAAGCATTTTAGCCATTTCCGGCACAACACTGTTTCCAATTCTAGCCACTTGCTTTGCTACTGGATAGCTTTTCCAATTGTAATCCTTGTCAATGATATAATCATCTGGAAATCCTTGCATCCGTTTCAATTCTTCTGGCTTTAACATTCTTAAAAATATGTCAGATATCACATACTTTTGACCTTTGATATTAATCACAACATTTACTAGACCAAACCGGTCCTTTGTTGTAATTGTTCCCAGTGGTTTATCTAATTCTTGTCCTACACCAGAGCCATAATATTTTATTAAAAATGCAGACACAAGTCCGAAATGTCCTGGTGATGTAGTAATTGTATGTAAAGGCTCATTACATCCCTGTCCGATTCCAGTTTTATAATATTTTGTAATAAACGCTGTCACTAATCCATATCGGTTCGATGTATCAATAGTTTTAAGTGGCTCTGTAAGTAACTGTCCTCTGGAGTCTCCTTTTTTCGTTTCTCCGTGATATTGAATAATAAAAGCAAGTGCTTTTTCATTTTTTACAACATAGGGAGTTGGCGCATCAATAATATACTTCTTGATTCCATTTGCAATTCTCTTTTGTGTTGCCTCTGCAAGAGGCTTTTTCCGGTCAAATATAGATTTTCCTAAATCATCCCAAAAAATATACTCTCCACACTCTTTCCAGCGTTTAAAGCCTATTCCGTCTTTACTGTGCGTTGGTGATGGAAAACAAATTTCCCTGCCATCTCTTCGAAAAATTGCATACCAGCGTTTTCTTGTCGTTGGTGCTCCGTAATCTGCTGCTACTAATTCTCTACTATCAAATTCATACCCCAAATTTTTCATTGCAGCTATGAATTTCTTATAGTCCTCACCTTTCCGTTCTGGAATGGGACGTCCTTTCTCATCCAATGGTCCCCACTGCTGAATTTCTTCAACATTTTCCATGATAATTACTTCTGGCAGGATATCTTTTGCATGTTTATAAACCGCCCATGGCAGGATTCTAAGACCTTTTTTTCGAGGTTGCCCACCTTTTGCTTTACTATGACTTGTACAATCCGGAGATGCCCACATAAGAGCCACACGTCTGCCTTTTATGTATTTTTTTAAGTTGACTTTAAAAATATCCTCAGTTAAATGCAATGTATCCGGATGATTTGTCCGATGCATCAATATCGCATCTGGGTCGTGATTAATTGCAATATCAACTTGTCTGCCTAATGCCATTTCAATTCCCACTGATGCACCGCCACCGCCTGCAAAACAGTCAATTATTAGTTCGTTCATTATTTTCTCACCCCTGTCCACTCATCAATAACTTTCTCTCTAAATCAGAGACATCATAATCCCTGTTCGGAAAATTGCTGAATTTCGTTTTCTTAGTTCTTCCTGCTGCTGCATCCTCTTCGCACCATTTAGCAACTGTCTCAATATTATCTGTCATTTTGTATTTTGCTGATTTTGCTCTTCTAATACGTTCATCGACAAAATCCTTGCCATATCTCTTGCAAAGGCTCTCATAAGTAATTTCGGTGTGCTGTGTGTGGTCCTGTGTTTCTTCTGTACTACACTTACCTACACTAACCTTATCTAACCTTACCTTACCTACACTAACCTCGGTTGCCAAGTGGTTGCCAGTTGGTTGCCAGTTGGTTGCCAGCTCAATTACTTCTGTATTTTCAGATATTTTTTCAGTATATGAGCCATTTTCTTTCAAGTCTAATAATGCAAGTTCTTCTTGATATTGTGTAGGATGATATCTGTCTTTTCGGAGCAAATTATGCATCCGCCAGTGCTTGATAACAATTACACCATTGTCAAAGGTTAGAATAAAACGTTTCAGCACCAGGAGCTTCAAATCATCTTCGGAAGCTCCAATCATGCGCTGAATTTTTTTCGGATTATTTACAAATCCATCATCATCTGCTCTCATATTCAAGTGAAAATAAAGAGCTTGTGTAGTAAGAGGCATATCAAGAAATGCATCACTATCACAGATTTTCTGTGTAAACATTCGCTTTTCAGCCATTTAACTCATCCCCCTTTTTAACTAGAACGGAAGTTCGCCGTCGTCTGGATAGTTCATAAATCCATCATCATCCACATGTCTCTGTTCCGGAGCAGGGGAATAAGTTCCCGCTCCTGCTGCCTTGCTCTCACAGAAATAATGTTCTTCCACAACCACATCGGTCGTATACACTTTTGCTCCATCACGGTTTGTATAGCTTCCAGTCTGGATTCTTCCGCAGATACAGATTTTCGTTCCTTTTTTCAGCCATTTCTCTGCGAAATCTGCCTGCTTTCCAAACGCAACGCATCTGATAAAGTCAGCAGATGTATCCCCCTCTTTCTTGAAACGTCTGTCAACTGCAAGTGTATATCTGGCAATCGCTATTGAGTTTTCACCAGGGGTATATCTAACCTCTGGTGCTGCTGTTAATCTTCCCATTAATGCTACGTTATTCATTTCTATTATCCTCCTGTTTTTGTTCTTTTTTTACTGCTTCTGGTCGCCTAGAAGTAGCAAATAATTCCATTAGCATATAATAATCATCGTAAGAAATATCTTCGATTCTCTGCGCTGTAGAACCTTTTTTGTTTAAATAATCTAAAATATTCTGCTCACTTTTTCCTGCATATCGCAGTGCAACACGAATATTATTAATCTCTTTTTCGGTCAAAAACTCCTCTTCTGAATCTCTCATTGCTCCCTCTGTCGGGATGCAAAAAAGTTGAAAACAAGCATATTTAAATGCAGCTGACAAGGCTTTATTTAATGCTTTATCTCCATTATCCATCCCTTCGCCTACGATTGACACAGTGACTTTTGAACCGTCCTCTACTGACATAAAATGATAATCGACTTTCACAATTGAACGTTTCATTGTTAAGTCTTTCCCAGATGCTTCTGTGATTGCTTCGATATCTTTAACCTCAGGTACACAAAAGACTTTGTATTTAATCATAAGAGGCTGTAAAGCATTAAATACATCGTCAATGCCTCTGTAAGAATACGAAAACTTATTCGCTTTTGCCGTTCGGTTTTTCCCAATCGGACCAATATTTTCCATGATTAAGGCAATCGCCCCATAAATTTTTTCCATTTTTCCACTCCTTATCGGATTCTTAAGGATTCAGTCTGCTTTGTCTCTGCAATCCCTGCAAACTTCTCCGGATTTGCTTTGACATCTGCAAGAAGCCGTTTTCTATCCAGCTTCGGGTCCTGCGAAATCAAATACTCAGCAGAAATTTTTGATTCGTCAATGATACTCAATGACTGCGGATTTTTCTGAATTGAATATGAATGAAAATCTGTTTTCAGCTTTCTTACATCTATCATTCTCATTGCATTTTCAAGGTTATTTTTCAAGTAATCACTGCGATTCTTAAGCACCTTTTTCATGTGTGTCAGACGCTCAATTTCCTTATCAATTTTCTCAACATCACCGTTCAAATTAGTGATAATCATTGCATAGCTGTCTGCTTTTACTTCCAGTTCTCCCTTGATAGATGCCAGCGTATCTGCAAATACAGTTGCATCCACGTCGGTATCTTCTGCCATCTGACAAAGCGTCAAATATTCCCCTGTGATTTCGTAAAGTTTTAACATTTTGTATCCTCCTTTTTGGTGATTAAAATTGTTCTTTCTAACGTTTCATGCTCTCTTGCCTGTTCTCTTCTATGTCCGGCAGAGGTCGCACTTACAGAGCATCCGGCACCGGTTCGCATCTCTAACATATACTCATCCATCATAATTTCAGCCCTCTTTCCACTTCTCTCCAAATAAGTTCACAACTTTATCAAGAGTCAGTTTTTCTTTTGCCTCTACACCAATTACTGCGCCAAGCACGTCCAATGGCATGTTTTTCTCTCCGCACTTTCTTGCACTATCAAGCAAGCTATTTAAGACTCTGACTTTCTCTGAATCTCTAATTAACTCCTCTAATGCTGTAAATTCAATTTCCACCTTGCTCATGATGCTTTATCCTCCTTGATTTTCATTTTCATCCAGCTTTTAACAAACTGCTCTTTCTGCTTCTTTGCTTTATTTTTCTTTCTTGACTGCCAGAAGCTGACAGCGAAACCGCTAATGAACAAAATCACTGCTGGCACTGTAATCCAAGCTACAACAAACACTGTTGCTTCTGTATCTTTGCACTCAATAGCATTACACAACCAGCCACCGAAGCAGATGCCTGTCCACAGCCCCATAGTAGTTTCAAGAATGTCCTTTTTTTTCTTATTGCTCATTTTTTTCATTGCATTTCTCCTCTACACCTGTTAAAATTACAAGTGTAATCTTTTATCTTTAGTCCCACAGGAAGTTGCGTTCCCATGGGACATTTTTTAATTACTCTAGTTACTTTTCTGCCACAGGATTCCTGTATCTTCCCAGAGCTTTTTAGGAGATATGTAATAATTGATTCTTCCATATACACTGTTCATTTGTGATAATTTTGTAATCTTCTCCCCTGCTCTTGTGGCGATTCCAATCGGCAACCACCCTTGAACAATTCCTGCTCTCACCCAATCCTGGTCTCTTCCGTAGATTTTTGCTGCATCAGCAATCGGCACCGAACCGGTAGGAAATTCCGGAATCTTTTGCATACTCATTAGTTTCTTGCAAACCTTATCAGCAATTTTTTCACTTGCTTCAAGTGAAAAAATTTCCGATAACTCTTCTTGTAAATCTGCTCCCATGTTTTCTCCTTTCTCACGCTACTTCTTTCAAAAATTTATTGATAAAATACACTTGACCTTTGCCAGTTACTTTCGTTGTTCGGGTTAAACGAACGCTTCCATCTGGATTACTAATCGAACTTTCTTTAATCTCAAACAACCCTGCTTCTACATATCTTTGCGCCGGTAAGTTGTAAGAACCTCCCTGCTTCAACAAGTATCCATGTTCTCTCATCCAGGCAAATAATCGTTTCTGACCGATTGCATATCCATTTTGAGCAATCAACTTTGCAAGTTCGCCGATAAGGATGCTATGTTCCGATGTCATAACCGCATCTGCAAAAATTTCTTTCGGTCTCATTCGATTATTTGCTTCTGTCAATGCCTTATTTTTCTCCTGCTCATCTTTCAGTTTTGTTGCAAGCTGAATAAGAAAGTCTGGTGATGTAAGTGCCTGCTCTAATGTCTGCTCTGTCATATATGCGCCATGCTTGCGAATGGAGGGGAGAATTTCACTGGTTACCCAGTGTTTGAATCTCTTTGCATTTGGCATCTTGCTAGAGAGAATCAAGCTGTAAAGACCAGATTCATTGATAATAATTGCTTTGCTTTTGTAATTTGTACCATTCCCCTGAATCAGGGTACTGGTTTTATCTTCAGTATCAATATGACTTGCTACGGCATTTTCTGGTTTTGCATATCCAAGAATTGCTGCTACATCTTTTCCCACAAACCACAGTTCATTATCAATAGTCACTGTTCGGATGCTTCCGAACTCTTCGTTGCTAAAAATCTGTAAATCATTCATTTTCTATCACTCCTTTTATAAAACATATTTTTTGTGTGCCTGCGCTAAATCATCATCGGATAAATCGAGATAAATCTGTGTTGTTTCAGTGCTCTCATGCCCCAGCATCTTCGATACTTGCAAAAGTGGCATTCCCCTCTTTAATGCCATAGTTGCGCACGTTCGGCGGAATTTATGCGGATTTGCTTTGTCTATCCCCGCTCTTTTTGCTATTCTAACAACCACCTTTTCGATGGAGGCTTTATCTACATGCTCATCTTTTTCCATTTTTTCTATTTGTTTCAATGTTATTTTTATATTTCTTGCGTAGCTCTTTAATGTTTTATCTGTACAGCCTTTTACTTGCTTCGCAAGCAAGAAATTTTTCAGAAGATATTCATTTCTATCTTCCTGCACCTCAACTACTTTTGTATGTCTGCTTGTGATTTCTACATCGCTCAAAAGCAAATATAAATCACATTTTGCCTCTCTTACATCATCAATTCCACTAGTTGCCCATACTGCTAGTTTGTTGATGATTTCTTCACGACAATCTTGATTTTCATCCATCGTTAATCTCCTTAAAATACTAAAACATTATCTTTGCACAACCATGCTCCGTCTGAACAAATCCATCGTTCTTTTCTGCACTTTCCAAAAACTCTACTACTTCACGCTGTGTCTGAAACGCTTTAAAAATATTATGCGTCACTGTCCAGCACAGAAAATACTTATATGACGTTCCGTCATACTCGTCTAAATTTACCGGTGTTTCTGTTAAAATCATTTGATTGTTGAGCTTTGCAGCCAACTTTTCCATTCTTTTTCGCATTTTTGTTATTCTCCTTTTCAACTTTAACTATGCTGTTCTTTCTAAGCTCTTCACAAACTTCACACCGTACATAAATGTGCGGAAATCCTTTTCTTCCTCTGGTGTGAGCATTGCGAGAAATTCACGAATTTCTTCCACTTCCAGTTTGCTTTCAATAGGAAGCATTGTTTCGGATTTTCTTGTTTCTGTCATAGTACATTCTCCTTTCTACAAATGCTTTTGTTTCCTGCTACCAGCTTTTTAAGCCATAAGCAGGAAACAAAGACCTGCTGTAACACCTGCCAGAATCGCTGACGCAATAATTAATAATGTTACCTGTTTGAATAATTCTTTCATACTGCTTGCCTTTTCGATGGATTTATGATAGTCTTTCAAAAGAGGGTTAGGGCTTTCGCCCTTTCCTCTAGGATAATGATTCTACTATCATTTTTACGACTGAGAGTAGAGTTCCTATTTCTAGTACGAGCTGGGTAAGTGCTGCTATCACTTTCCTAGCTCTTTTTATTTTCTTCACTAAGTCGTCCATCGTTTTTCTCCTTTCTTTTGTTCCTTACAAGAACAGTATAGTTCATCAAAAGAAAAATGTCAACACTTTTTTGTTCTTTTAAAGAACTTTTTTTATTGACATTCTCTCTGTTCAGTGTTATTCTGTTCTTATAAAAGAACAAGGAGGTGAAAATATGACTCAAGGCGAACGTATTCGTGAAGTACGCAAATCTTTCGGTTTAACACTTGAAAAATTCGGTGACAGAATAGGCTTAAAGAAAAATTCTGTTAGTCAAATTGAAAATGGAAAAAATGAGCTTACAGACGGAAATGCTTTGGCTATTTGTCGTGAATACAATGTTAATGAGCATTGGTTACGCACCGGAGTTGGAGAAATGTTTGTTAAACCAGACGCTTTTAGCTTAGATGAATTTGCAAAAGCTCGTGGAGCTACCGATTTAGAATTAGAAATCATGAAGGCTTACTTTGAGCTAGATGCAGACATTAGAAAAGCTGTCGTGGAACATTTTAAAACAAAGCTAAGAATTGCTACTGATGCCAATCCAGCTTTGCTTGTTCCCGACAGCCCGGAAGAATTGGAAAAGTTATATCCACCTGTTGAAACAGGGAAAGACGAAAGTAATAAAAGCGATGTTGGATAGCTCACTAATAAGACTATCCAACCACTGAAATTACTTTTTGATGATGATTGCTACATTATTAATATCAAAATTGAGATTGTAATACATCGTATTAATACTCTGATAATATATTGCATATATTTTTCTATCGCCATAGTATATGTACTTCTTTCTCATAATCGCCACACCCTTTCGCAAAAAAGGATATATGACTGATTATAATGTAACATTTTCTCAATTAGTTTTTTCATACTATGTACCTCCGTTTCTGCACAACCCGAAACGAAATTCCTTTCATTATGTTACTACTTTTCAGAACAAAAAGAAAGGTTTTTCGAACATTTGTTCTATTCCGGTTGTTTTATCTGTCGTTACACTAATTAAACGCCTTTTGCTGGCAAAAAATTACAGAAACGGAGAAATCGTCCGTTTTAACGGACACTTATTTGACTTGCGAGTCAAAAAGGTCTGTAATATGACATTTCAGACCTTCGGCAAGCTTTTCTAACGTGCAGATTCGAGGGTTTGAATCCTCGCTCATACATGAATGTATAGCAGATTTTGAAACTCCTGACATGATCGAAAGCTGCCGGATTGATACATTTTTCTGATACATAATTTCGCTTAATAGTATTTTCATACTAATAGTATTTATCAGAAACGATAAATTATGTATCAATATGCAATTAAAAAGAGGGGGAATAAAAACTCAATGACGGTTAACGAACGTCTGCGATATGTGAGAAAAAGGCTATTATGTCTTACACAAGCTGAGCTTGCCTCTGACATGGGTTTAACTTCTAGCACAATTGGAGTAATAGAAACTAGAACTAGGAACATAACAGAGCAAACATTAAAGCACTTCTGCATCCGGTATAACATAAATGAAGAGTGGATGCGAACCGGAAACGGCAAAATATTCGCAGAACAAAATACACTAGATGCATTTGCGAAAGCTCATGAGGCATCAAAAACTGAAATAGCCTTATTTAAAGCATTTCTTTGTATAGAACCAGTAATGCGGCAAACTATGCTAGAACAGTTTAAAATCAATTTAAATCAAGAAGAGGCGATTTCAAATCTGAATTAATTCCCAGAGCAAAATACTTTAATCGAGGGGGAAATCATGGATTTTAAAGAAGAACTAAAGAATTATGTTAAGCGAATCGAGAACACAAAAGATACACTTCAAACCGAGGAAGCAACTAAAATGGCTCTCATCTTACCTTTTTTTCAATTGCTCGGATATGACGTATTTAATACCTCAGAGTTTTGCCCGGAGTACACCGCTGATATCGGAATCAAAAAAGGTGAAAAGGTAGACTATGCTATCTTAGTTGCAGGAGAGCCTGTTATCTTAGTTGAAGCGAAAGCTGCTAACAAAAAGTTAGATAATCATAAATCACAGCTTTTCCGGTATTTCGTTTCTACTCCTGCCAAGTTTGCAATCCTCACGAACGGAATTGAGTACAGGTTTTACAGTGACTTAGATGAAGCAAACAAAATGGATAAAGACCCATTTTTAACTGTCAACTTATTGAATCTCAAAGATGCACAGATATCACAGTTAAGCAAATTTCAGAAAAGTAATTTTAGCATTTCAGATATCTTAGACAGCGCATCCTTACTTAAGTATGTCAATATCTTCAAAGATTATATTGACCGACAGTTCCAGGAGCCAGCAGATGAGTTTGTCAAACTCCTGCTGCAACCGGTTTACAAGGGTGTTAAAACGCAAAACGTTATTGAACGTTTCCGTCCTGTTGTGACAAAAGCAATGACTGAGTATCTAACAGAAACACTGAACGAAAAGCTACAGGCAGCACTTGAAACAACTGCGACAACATCGGCGAATGATATTAATGCACTAAAGACAAACGAGCACTGGGAGATTTTAAACATTGTAAAAGAAATCTTACAGAATGTAATAGATGTAAGAAAAATAAGTCTCAAATATACAAGTGCTTATATTGCTGTCCTCTATGAAAAGAACACTAGGAAATGGATTTGCAGAATCACACTCTCTTCTGCTCAACAGAATCTAATTATACCAGACGAGAATAAAAACGAACTTCGTTTTGCTATCAATGATATTTCTGATTTATATAATTACTCAGAACAAATTATTGAATCAGCAAGACGATATCTATTTGTTGAAGTTCCTGTTGAAAAGCAAGAAGAGCAAAAAGAAGTTTTGAAAACTCGCTGGGGCAACTATGAAATGCCTGAGCATTATCAAGTTTGTTTTACAAGAGGACCTCGTACTGATTTAAAGAAAATTAACTAATTCAGGGAGAAAAAAATGGGATTTGGAGAATCAGCAACTATCAAAAAGATAGGTATTATAAAAGTAGATGAAGAAAATCAAATGTTCCAAATTAAAGGGGCTATTTCAAATAATGGGAAAAAAAGCGGGATTATTGGAAAGACTTTTAAAGGGGCAATGGCTATTGGAACAGCAGGTATGTCAGTAGCGGCAGGAAAATTACTTGGGACTGGAAAAACAAAAGTTGGTTCTAATGACTGGTATCATTTTACTGATTTAATAAGCTATGAATTGGTTGAAAATGATAATATCGTAACTAGCGGTGGAGTTGGACAGGCACTAATTGCTGGTGCTGCATTTGGTGGAGCTGGTGCAATCGCCGGAGGCATCACAGGAAAAAGAGTACAGAAAAAACAGGTTGAATCAATGTATATTAAAATCACATTAAATAATTTTGATACTCTACTTATCACCGTACCTTTTATAACAAAAAAAGTCAAAACTACATCAAAAGAATATTTGATTGCGCTAGAAGAAGCAAACAGCCTTTTAGCAACTTTAGATATCATAGCACATAGAAAATAAACAAAAACCGACTCCTGCGCCAACAGAAGCCGGTTCAACATCCGAAGATGTTATCTCAGTTACCGATTTTATTGTATCATCTTCGGAGCAGTCACGCAAGGAAAAAGAAAGGATTGATAGCATGGCACTAATTAAATGCCCAGAATGTGACTTACAGGTAAGCGATAAAGCACTTTCCTGCCCTCACTGTGGCTATCCCATGGCATCTGCTCCACGAAAAAAATACACGAAACAAGTAAAAAGAAAACGACTTCCGAACGGTTTTGGAAGTATTACAGAATTAAAAAATAACAGACTTCGGAATCCGTTCTGGGTTCGGGTCTGCGTTGGCAAGTTGCCTACAGGAAAATGTATTTTAAAACCATTAAAACCTCAGGCTTATTTTAAAACTTATAATGATGCTTATGAGGCACTTGTCGAATATCATAAAAATCCTTACGATTTAGAACCGGATATTACTGTTTTTCAATTGCACGAAAAATGGTTAGAAGAATATTTCAAAAGCTCTGCAAGTTCAGAATCTTACATGCGAACTTTAAATGCTGCTTGGGCTTACTGTTCTTCTATCTATAATATGAGAGCAAAGGACGTCCGAGCAAGGCATATAAAAGGCTGTATTGATGAGGGATATGTTGTTGAAACAAGAGGAAAATATAAGGGAGAAAAGCGTTTTGCATCTGCTAATACAAAGACAAAAATAAAGTCCCTCTTTAATCTGATGTTCGATTATGCTGTAGAATATGAAATTGTGTCAACAAACTTTGCAAGGACGTTTGACATCGCACAGGAAATTACCGACGAAGTAGAGCAGGTAAAGCGTGGGCACCTGCCTTTTTCGCAGGATGAGCTGAAACTTTTATGGGAAAATGTAGATAAAGTTCCTTATATTGATATCATTCTGATACAATGTTACTCCGGATGGAGACCTCAGGAACTAGGTTTGATTGAGATGAAAAATGTAGATTTAGAGAACTGGTCCTTCATCGGTGGGATGAAAACGGCAGCAGGAAAAAACAGGATTGTACCGATTCATTCCAGGATTCGTCCACTTGTTAAAAGCAGATACGATGAAGCAGTCAAACTTGGAAGTAACTACCTTTTTAATGCAACGGATGCCGTCAAAGGCGGTTACAAATTAACTTATGATAAGTACGATTACCGATTCAAAAAAGTGATATCCGCACTAAAATTAAATCCGGAACATCGTGCACACGATGGAAGAAATACCTTTATTACTGCGGCAAAAAAGGCAAAAATAGATGAGTATACAATCAAGTTAATTGCCGGTCATAACATTACAGATGTGACGGAAAAGGTATATACACAGAGAGATTTAGAATGGCTTAGAGAAGAAATAGAAAAGATAAAATAAGAAGCAAAACGACTTGAAAAAAGTCTTTAAAGTCAACATTATTCGTTGATTATTTGTTCACTAATCAATTAGAAATGGCTTAAAATCAAGGTTTCTTGTCTCCGTAGAAGAAGCTGCTAAAGCTGGTAAATTCTAATAACTCCTTTAAAATTAAGGATTTTTATCTAACAAAAAAGGTTACCACCGTATTTCTGCGGTGATAACCTTTTTTTATTTC